CTGACTTTGACAGTTACGGTACGCGGGGGTACGTGAAGGCTGTTGTGCCTACGAATCTCGTTCCTACACAGTCGTATCAGTTGGAAATCTATCCAACTCCTGAAAGTAACGAATCAAACAAGATCAAGATCACGTATCGCACGGGCTGGCAGCGTGTATCGACTGCTAATTTGGCTACGGATGTCATCTCAATCCCGCTTTATCTAGAGGCTTTGCTCGTTCTCTACGTTCGTGCGATCACAGAGTCGTATGAAGACGGGCAGCAGTCGCAGCGTCTAGCAGAGATTGAGGCTGGAACACTGTTTGGTACGGCGCAGCGCAAGGACGGAATGCTTCAAGCACACTTTGGTCAATTACGTCCAAACGTTTGGACAAACAACTATCGAAACAACGGTGGGTTTGTAATGACAAACACCGTTCCCAATCCCAGTTAAGGAACCACTATGACATTTGCACCGATTCAAAATGTACTTGGCGTTCAACCAGTAGGAACAACTGTTACCTGCGTAAACAAGTCTGGTGAAACACTTGTTGTTGGCGATCTTGTCATTACATCGTTTATCCATGCTGGCGCGGTTGTTAACCCAGAGCAGGCTGCAAGTACGTCCTATGTATTCAACTGCATTCGCAAAGCATCCGCTTCTGAAAGTGGAAACACTGGATATCTAGGTGTTGTAACCAAGTTGCTAACTGGTGTAGGCGGCAACGGTTATAACGTTGAGGTGCAGTTTGGCGGAATTTGCACTGCAAAGGTATTAGTAACTGCGACTGTTGGTTCAGGAACGCTTCTTGGTGTTTCTGCTACTGCTGGTGTGCTTTCAAATACCATTACTAATTCTAAGTATTCAGTTACCTTAATGGATGATGCGGCAGTTGCTGATGGAACAGCACTGAAGCGTGTCTATATTCCATTGCAATATGAAACAAATACTAGCGGAGTTGACAATGTTAAAGTTGATGGACTAGCAACAGAGGGTTTAAACTACACGTTTAATGCAAACGTTAATACGATTACGCCGCGTGGTGCTAGTGGTTCAAACGCCAACACCATTAGCGGTGGCGGTAATCTTGCGCAACCCAATTTCATCCTCAACAACCCCGCCGATGGAACGTGCGCGTATCGCACCATTAGCGGTGGCTACGATCAAGTCATTGGAAGCACCAATAATGGCGATGGAGCAATTGCTTCGGTCATTGCTGGTGGCGCACATAATCGAATCCGTAGACCTACGGATATTAGCGATAACCCAAATCCAGCAAACTCTCCACCACCAAATCTTGTTGCTCCCACTAGTGCTTGTTTGAGCCAAGATCCACCCGATCACGGAACAATTGGCGGTGGTGGTTACCAAGCAATCCGCAATGGAAATTACGGAACAATTGCAGGTGGTTCATCCAATGTCATTATGGGTGAAGCATCAGACGGTAGTTTTTTCCATAACGCTGGTACAGGAGCAACTATTGCTGGCGGTGAAGGACATTGGGTAAGCGGAAACAACGCAACCGTTGGCGGTGGTAGTGTAAATATTGCTAGACAAATTTATGGAACTATTGCTGGCGGCTTAAATAATTTAATTCAGTTTCTCAGCACCACTTTGTCTGCAAACAACGCGTCCACCATTGGTGGTGGTAACGGAAACAAGATTTACAACGCAACCATCGCAACCATTTGTGGTGGATCAACTAACTCAATTGGAACAAGTTCAGATGCCGCTATTGCATACGGAAGCGGAGCAACAATTGGCGGCGGTTTGAGTAATTCAATTGGGACATCAGCAACATATGCGTTGTACTCCACGATTATTGGTGGTCAATCAAATACTACGAGGCGTTACTGGTCTACGGTTTTAGGTGGGCTTAACAACACGGCTGGCGAAACTTCTGCTTCTCAAGGTCAGTACTCAATTGCTTGCGGAAAAGATGCCATTGCTAATCACCACATGGCGTTTACGCAAGGCGCAGGTAAGTTTGCTAACGCAGGTGATGCGCAAGCAAGCACCGTAATGTTGACCAAGCAAACAACAGATGCAACAACTACTACTTTGCTTCCGGGAAATTCGGTCGGTGGAGCAGAGGCTGGAATTCTTTTGATTCCACTAGATACTGCATGGGCATTCAGTTGTTTAATCATCGGACGCGCAACCGCTTCTGATCTAAACGGCGCGTATCAAGTTACTGGGCTTGCAAAAAACAACGGCGGTACTCTTGCGATTGTTGGCAGTACGGTTACCACAATTGCGGAAAGTGTTGGAGCAACGGCATGGGATGCTTCGGTAACTACATCTGGTGGAAATTTGTTGATTCAAGTAACTGGCGCAGCAGCAACAACTATTCGGTGGGTTGGAAGATTTGAAACATCTGAAGTAACCGCATGATCGACCTGAAACCTCTCGCCTTTAGTTTGCAATTCAATACATGAGTCCCCAATCCACTACCAAACTGTTCAATCTGGAAAAAGCCCAGTTGACTCTGACCATCCTCCTCATTCTTGGCGCGGTCGTTTACGTTGGTCGGCGGTTGGAGTCCGATGATCGCCAGCAACGCCTATTGGAAACGATTGCGGGAGACATCAACCTGATCAAGGATCGCAACGCTGATGCCAGTGCGCAGATCCGTGTGATCGGCGAGCGCGTCTCGCAGGTCGAGAAGCGGCTGGAGCGCATGGAAACGCGCCAGTGAAGTACCTGCTCGTTGCTGCGCTGTTGCTGTCAGGCTGCTCCCCAGTAGCCCGTATCAGTGCCAGCAGCAACGAGATCCGTGTTGAGGCTCAACTGCTCATCGAGCACGGGCAGGCGACAGGCGACACGGTGGTGGTCGCAGGCGCGACCCGGATCGATGGGCTGGCGGCAGGGATCCATGCGGAACTGCCGTTCGTGGAGGACAAGACTCCGGCTTGGATGGTGCTAGCGGGTTGGATAGCGGTATCGGTAGTTGCGATAGCACTAGTGGTATTGCTGTTTCAGACAGGTTTGGGTACTGCTATCAGAATTGCGATTGGCTGGATTCCACGCAAGCCTAGACAGGAAGCGGAGTTAGCGGCGAATATGCTTGACCCTGACAAACCAGAGAACGCTCGCGAATTTATCGCAGCCCGAAGAGCCTCTGATCCATACTTCAACGCGGCGTTCAAGGACGCTCGGGCTGTAAAGGAGACACCATGATTCTCTCAGACCTCAGTTCATTCATCGGCAGCGTGTGGGCAGTTGGCTTGGCGTTGGTAGTTGGCGTTGGTGCAGGGTATTACCTGCGCAGCAAGAAGCAGTTCTAATACAAGAGGAGGATTACCAGTGGCGATCAAGATGCAAATTCGGCGCGGAACTGCAACGGCATGGGCTACTGCTGATCCTACTCTTGTTGCTGGCGAACTCGGCTTTGTCACGGACACTGGCAAGACGGCGTTCAAGATTGGCGATGGGACAAATCCGTGGACCACGCTTCCATACGTCAACGCAACTTATCCAGAGTTGCCAGTTGATGCTGGACTTAATCTTGACAACTCGTACGTGCAGGGTCGTTACGCACTGTTAACTGGAGTTACGTATACAAGTGTACCAACAGACTTTACAGGTGGAACTACAACTCAGGGTAACTCGCTTCTTCTTGTTACTGTTCCAACCAATACCATTGTTATCCAAGAGTTGACTACATCGTTGACACCGTGCAAGCGTTGGATTCGTGCTCGCGGTGCGTCAGTGTGGACTGCATGGAAACGCATTGACACGTTGAGTGCTAGTGAAAGTCTGTCAATTACCAACTTGGATCTCAGTGGAAACCTGACCGTAAGTGGAAGATCGTTTGTTCCTCCGGGATCACCAGCCGCGCCATCGATAACTATTACTGGCGACACAACCACAGGTATATATCAATCTGCTGCACAGGAAATTGGTATTGCTACGAATGGTGTAAGCCGCGTAAGAATTGGAGATTCACTGACTACCGTTACTACTGGATTGACAGTTTCGTCAACATTAACAGCATCAAATGCGCTTACGGTTTCAGCGGGAACAACTACGTTGAAAGCAACTAGTGTTGATGGCGCATTGAACGTGGTGTCAACTACACCAGCAAATCAGTTGTCGGTTGGAAGTATTACGTCTGCTCTTACACAGACAGTAAT